TGCCAAGCACTCATCCACCGATAGATTCGCGGCGTTGTAACACGCACACGCTTCCGACTCGGGATGGGTCCCACACGCCAAGTTGATCATCTGGTTCGCCATGTTCTTTTCACTATCAGACCCCGTCTTGAACACCTGGTTAATTGCGTTCACGCACCGGGTATCTGCTGTCCAGTCATTCACGTTTGGTGGGGTACACAGACCCATCTTCACCGTGTTGAAAGACACAGCCCCTTGATTCGATGGCTGGAGCCATTGGGTACACTCTGTTTTATCAATGTTTGTCCAGTTTGCACAGTAATCGTTCTTGGCTTGAATCCACGAGTCTGGACTCAGAAGCTCGGTCCCCACACTATTGTTGAACGCTCCGGCCGAAACGAGTGCCGACCAATTGAGCGTGTCATACTGGCACAGCGTGTACAGATCACCTGTATCGGACGGACCAGCGATTCCCGTCGACGTTCCATACGAGCCAGATTTGGGCACGCCCAGATTGACTGGACACATGGAAATGTCAAACGACTCGGGACACCCGTTCCCGGGCATACCTGGCCCAAACCCGTTCGCCCACCCCCTGTTATTGCCGTACCCGTTGAATCCACCGCACGACCCTTGGCCATTGGTATTTTGCACTTGAGGCTGACGCGCACCCTGTTGCAGTGCAAACAAGGAGGCTGGGATGTTGCCACAACACCCGCCCACCTTGGTCGGCGCGCCTTGGTATTTCCCAGATCCGAGCGCTTGCTGCTGCGTTTTGCGGTACGTCACGGTATTCGAGTCTGCTCCGTGAAGTTGACTAAAGTTTGTTCCGCCGTAAGTCTCGCACCGCTGGGCATTCGGCCAGTACGCCATCCCGTCGCAGGTGGGGTCGTTGTCGCACATGGCCATGCATTGCTTCACGTTTTGAATACCTCCTGGGTTTTTCAATTGTTGTGCATGTGTGGGCCACGAACCCGTCGCGACGAGTTGATAATTTTGTGATGGGTTATAAGCCATTCCTCTACTATTTCTCTGATAAAAATATTCGGGCCTGAGAGAAATATATGAAGGCGACGGTCCATACTCCATTCTATGATTGGGACGGGCGGAAGTACTTCGAGCTCGAGACCAAGTCCGAAGGACTTGTGATCCCCACGATCCAAAGGATCAAGATTCCCTGGAGGTACGGTCGGGTCATGTGTCGCATTGAAGGTCTCAAGACCGTCCAGGAACTCCAAAAGGGTGATGAAATTGAAATCACTTTAGAAAAGAAGGTATGGGACGGCTTAGAACATTGGGTCTTGAGTAGTATTAAGACGGAGTGAATGCTGTGTCGTAACGGCTATCAAATTTTACTTGAAAATTCGTCTGAAATAAAGCGGGAACTCACGGTAAGACCATTGACAAATGAGTCTGTGGGGATTCCCGCCCCGTCCTTCAAGGTTTTCAGACAAGTCCGTCAGGACTTGGATTCTAAAGGGGTCACGAGGCCGCCTTCAGCCGCCTCGGTTCTGGTTCCCCGCTATTACGCCCTCACCAAGTTCGGGCCCCCCACAAAAGACGTACGCCATGATTACGTTCGGGCTCCTGACCTTACTTTCGTGGGACGCCTTCGAGACGCAACGCGACAGCCGGAGGCTTTTGCAGCTGGATGCAAAGCCTTTGAAGAGTGTGGAGGCGGGGTCCTCTCATTGGACGCGGGGTTCGGGAAAACGACCGTCTCCTTGGCTCTTTCGGCACACCTGAAAGTCCGAACACTCATCGTGGTTCATAAGGAGTTTCTGGCGAACCAATGGCGTGATCGTATTCAAGAGTTTTGCCCCGGCGCAACTATCGGCCGTATCCAACAAGGGATCTTGGATACGGACAAGGACTTTGTGATTGCTATGATTCAGACCCTGTGTAGTCGCGGGGAAGATATGATCCCCCCAAAAACCTTTGATCAATTTGGACTCTTAATTGTTGATGAGGCACACCATATAGGCGCTTCAGCCTTTTCACAGGCGATGTTCCGGTTCTGCCCCAAGTACACGCTAGGGCTCACAGCGACACCCGACAGAAAGGACGGTCTGACCCGGATCTTGTATTGGTTTCTTGGACCTGAATTCTTCAGAGTCCAAAGAACAAATCAGACGACCACCAAGGTTGAGTGTGTTCAATTTAAAAGTGAATTGTTCAAGGAGTCTCCACCCGTGACTCGGTTCGGGAAACTCAATATGGCTGAGATGATTAATATTGTGACTGAAATTCCCGAGCGGAACGCAGTCATATGTGCGCTGGTTCGAGACGCACTCAAAGGGACCCGGCGGGTCCTGATCCTGACTGACCGCCGGGCCCATTGTCACTATTTTCATCAAGAATTCGGATCTGAAATCTCGGGCCTGTATTATGGCGGACTGGGTGAAGCTGACCTTGCCGAGTCTTCGAAAAAGAGGGTCGTCATCGGGACCTTTTCCATGGCACAGGAAGGTTTGGATATTCCCGTACTGGACACGGTCATCCTCGCGAGTCCCAAATCTGATATCGTACAGGCTATTGGTCGGATCATGCGTGAGACGCCCGGCAAACAGAACGACCCTTTGATTTACGATATCGTTGACCATTGGTCTGTGTTTCACGCCATGGCGCGCAAACGTGCGAATGTGTATCGAGCGGCCGGGTTCGAGGCAGGTTCCACGGGAACCGCCGAGCCCGAGCCTCCGTCAAAAACGGAAGTTTTTGGAAAAGGCAAGTGTCTTTTGTGACGGGTCTTGGTCTTTTTTCTCTCTACTAAAATCAAATGATCCTCGCCCCAGGAGCCATCACCCGTCAGGCGTACGATAACCAGGTCAAGATCAATAATGCCATTGAGAAGGACATTATTGATGTTGCAACGGCCAAGCCGTGTCCGTGTGTGGGTGCTCAGGCGTATGCACCAGTGTACTTGTCGAGTGTGAATAAGTAGCCAGTTGCGCAGCAACTGTTCCCCGTGACAGTGGGAGTCTTCCTTGGGGACCGGGTCGCTATCGCGACCCCCCGCCTCTCAAGGAGTCCATAATCCCCATAAGTATAACGCCTCCTATAAAAGCCATAACTATATAATTGCACTCTGTGTTATCCGAGGATACAGGAGAGCCCTTTGGAAGCTGAAGCGGTACATGCGCTTTTGGCCTGGGTGACCATGTATCTTCGAATGGCGCATATGATAATGCCATTTACCTATTTTAAGTTTAGAAAAAAAGCAAGTTCCGAAGGAACTTGGAGCCCTGGCCTCCCCTGAAAGTTTCAGGAGGCTTCGCCTCGTTTGTAAGCTGCGCTTACAAACTCACCTCCTTCTTTCCCTTCTTTGGTCCACGCTTCTTCGTGCCGCCGCCAACCTGAACCTCGCGCGTGTCTGGGTCGCCCTCGTCTATGGAGACGATGTCGGAGACCGAGTCCGTCTCTTGAGCCCGTGGTGGCCGGGTCATCATTGCCTGAGGAGGACCCATCATGTTCATCAGAGACCCAAAGTCCATACCGGGTCCACGCATCTCACGGGGACCTGACGGAGGGCTGGGGAACGAAGATGCTTGCATCTGAGGTCCGGGCCCCTGCCCCTGCTGAGTCCTCTGCACAGCATCCACCATGTTCTGCATGAGCCCAGGGTTCTGCTTCATCACCTGAGACACGTTTGGCACGGCCGCCTTGAACATACTGTTGGTCAAGTGGAACATCATCGCGGATCCACCAACCATCATAATCAGCTTCACCTCAGGAGCCACCTGGACCTTCGTCTTGTACTTGTTATACAGCTCCTCAAAGACACCGTCGTAGTCTTCGACATTCTCCATCATGTTCTGAGACCACCCGTTCAGTTCCAGATCAAAGGGATCAAACTTGTCATTCAGAAACTCCAGACCCGTCACACAGGCGACGAGCATGCGGCGCTGGAACTTGATGGACCGGTCCACCTCAATACCATAGGTCATACGCTTGTACTCTGTACGAATCTCCTCAACGTCCGAGTAAATCGTCAGACGAGCACTGGTCGCAATACCCTTCTTTGACAACCGGCTAATCTTGTTCAGGAGGTCCGCCTTTTCGTCCTCGATCGTCTTGTACCCCTCAGAAGGAACCTGAGCCCCACCACCAGGCTGAAACTCGCCCCCCTCTGGACCCCCTTCGTACTCGTCCCCCTCTTCCCCACCATCAAACTCCTCTGGAGGTGGCACTGGAGGGGCCGTCCGCTTGCCAGGATTCATAAACATATCCAGACCATCATCCATCTGTGGAGGAGGCGCCGAAGGCCCGGGAGCGCGCTTTGCAAATGGGCTCGGCCGAGCCGGCTTGGGCTTTATGGGGATCTTCTTCTCAGGAGAAATGATAGAAATCTCGTCCAACATTCTCGCCTCGTCATCATCCATTTTCATCTCCCTATTTCCAGTATCAAAAGAAAACTCCATGGTCTAAGACTTTTGAAGAAAAGTGATTGTTCCCTTTAACGCGGATCGGACCCCGGCCAAGTCAGCCTGTGGTACTCCTTTTTGTTTTAAAATTGGAAAAAGGCCGGAGCCGGCCACAGGCCGACTTGGACTCGAGACCCGAAAAAAATATAGACTATTCGTAAATGGCATTCAAGTTTGGAAAGATGTTGGTCCATGCAGTGATCGTCGGCCTCCTCCTGGCCATCCTGGTCATCCTGGTCCAGGGCCGGGGCGGCTCCAGCTCGTACGAGCCAGCGGATATTGTGACGGTCGCTGGCCCCAACGCCAAGGCGGATCCAGCCAGCATTTTCAACCTGAAGGTGGGTCTGGACTGCGTGCCCGGCCCGTCCGAGAATGCGGCGTACTATACTCAGGGCCTGACCCCAGGGGGTCTGTGCGATTCGGGCAACTATGTCAAGGATCAGCAGCGCGACTATGCCATTGCTGATGGCGTGGGTGGCTCTCTGTTGGAGAAGTAAGGAGGGGAGCAAGGCTCCCCGACTCCCGTAGTGTTTCCTCCCCGCACGCGCACTCCTTTAAAAAAACTGTAGTTAATAATAATGAATCAGGAGTGTGAGCGTCGCGAGACGTATACGCTCAAAGTGGATTCCGTTTTCGCCCCTGCCAACAATTCATTCATTGGGTACATCAACATCCCTCTGAGAAATGTTGTCAAGGCTGAAGTTCTCTCTGCAAGCATATCCGCAAACACGTCATCCTCGAGTTCCAACATTGCGTACCTCTACGCCATGGAACTCGACTCCAAGTTTAACGATCGCATGGACGTCCAGACGACCATCACGTCGTTCAACAGCAACACGAGCGCCCGCCCCCAGACGTCAAACATCGGTCCAAACCTCGCTGGAACCTTCTCCAATTTGAACCAGATTCGTACGTCTCTCGTGGCCATTCCCATGGAACCCATAAACCTGAGGACGGTGTTTACCGTCTCAAACTACTTCCCAACGGAGGTGGAATACATAGAGCCTATTCGTCAGATTCAGCAGCTCACATTTTCGCTCTATAATGAAACGGGTGGTCTCTTGACCGTCAGTGGCCCGACGTTCTTAACTCTCCGTCTCACGTGTTCGAAACCCAACAGGTGCCTCTATTGAGCCCGTAAAAACTCTCACGAAAGAGTAGATGGACTACGTCGTATACGTAGACTCGAATAACCGAAACCAATCGTTGTATCAAAATTCAAACTCATATACTCTGTATCTGTCTACGCCCATCAAGAATATATCAAAGGTGGAGCTCGTGTCGGCCATGTTGCCGAACGTTTTCAGTTCACAGTACTTGATTTTGGATATTGTTGAACTTCGGGCGACCCAGACGCTCGTCGCCTCGGCCCTCACCACGTCGGGAAACGCTGCGATCGTTCCCAACTCGAACGCCTTTTCGGGCGCATTTGCGTTCGTCCCCGTCAAGGCGGCCATCTCTCTCGCCTCAAACACTCAGACCTTTGCAAACACGAGTTTTATATACAATAACGAATTTTACTCTCAAAATTACAAGATTTTTACAGAGTACCCTTCACGTATCGATAGTATAGACCGTCTAACAATTTCGTGGCGAAACGCCGGGAACGGGTCTTTGTTTTACGACAATGTCTTGACCCGAGACATTGGACGAAACATGTTTCTTTTGCGGTTCGAAACAATCCCAGTCCCCGAGGAACCAGACAGGCCCCCAAGCCTTCCCGAGCCCGTTCCATGGGACTCGGGCGAAAAGACCAAAATGTACATCATATTTGCAGTTGCTCTTCTCGGTCTTTTGCTTGTGATCTTTGCCCGAAAGTAAATGTTAACCTTTACTAGAGATGTGCGATGGAATCGCCAATGGAGGGTACATACCCCCGGCACCTCAGCCGTGTCCTCCAGCCAACGTGATTATCGCATCAAATGTCCTGAACACAAATGGGAACGTCATCGCTGGTAATATCATCAGTCAGGACGGAACCTTTACAGGAAACTTGTATGTTACCGGACAGATTGTCGGTAACATCATTTATAGCACGATTAACATTTCAGGGGTTGCGAATGTGTCAGTACTCCAAGCCGGGACGGTTCAAGGCGGCATCTTCTTTGGGAACGGGTCAGGTCTTTCAAACCTGAATGCGTCAAACCTGAATGGGTCTGCGAATCTCACAAACTTGTACGTGTCCAACTCGGTCACAACGACCAACATTTCCTTCCAGAACGCAATTTTGAGTACAAATTTGCCAATATTCAATTCGGCCCAGGGGACATGGGGGTCGAGTGCGAACGTGTCTCAAGTCACTGTAGACCAGTACGGGCGCGTCTCGGCCGCGGCAAACATCGCCATCACCTCGTCTCAATGGACAACCGTGGCTGGAAACGTTGCGTATCAGAACGGTGTATCTATAGGAACTCTGAGTGCGCCACCCCCGGGTTCGAACCTCTATGTTTTGGGAACGGCGAATATAAACACCCTAAACGTGACGACTCTGTTTGCAAATTCTGCAATCATTTTTGGGTCTCAGACTCTCAATGTTCTCGGAACATCCAATCTCAATATCGTCACAGCCGGTGCGTACTATGGAAACGGGGCGGGTCTAACGAATCTGAACGCCTCGAACCTCGCTTCCGGGATCGTGAACAGTGCCCTCATTTACGGAAACACTCTGAGTAATATCCAGTTTTCAAACATTGTCGGCCTTTTACCAAACACCATAAGCAACCTGAACGCTTCAAACCTGACTTTTGGAATCGTGAACAGTGCCCTCATTTACGGAAACACTTTGAGTAACATCCAGTTTTCAAACATTGTAGGCCTTTTACCAAACACTATAAGCAACCTGAACGCCTCGAACCTCGCCTTTGGGACTGTGAACAGTACCCTCATTTACGGAAACACTCTGAGTAACATCCAGTTTTCAAACATTGTCGGCCTTTTACCAAACACCATAAGCAACCTGAACGCTTCGAACCTGGCT